TTGCATTTGCAATTCGTCTTGATACTCCACAAGTCGGTATTCGCAGAAGATTTGGATTATTTGATGATAATAATGGTGCATACTTTGAGGATGATGGTGGAACATATTCTTATGTAATTCGCAGCAGTACATCAGGTATTACTACTGAAACCAGAGTAACCAGAGATAATTGGAATGGTGAAAAGTTTGATGGCAATGGATACACTGGAGTTACTGCAGATCCAACAAAACAACAAATGATTTCCATCAATTATGAATGGTATGGTGCTGGCATTGTAGAATTTGCTTGGTTGATGAAGAATGAAACTATTTCAAGTCACACTTTTGAAAACTCAAATACTAATGATAAAGTTTGGTGTTCTACTCCATTCTTACCAATTAGAGTTGAGATAGAAAATGTAACTGGTGTTGCAGGAACTCATTACATCTATCAGGGTTCTAATTCTCTGATTCAAGAAGGAGAACCAGAAAAACTTGGAACTCTTGTGAGCATCGCAAATACCATCACAGGGACAACGATGACTTCTGCAAATACATTTTATCCAATTGTAAGTATTCGTTTAAAACCTGATGAATTATCTGCGGTGATGCTCTTAAGATCATTGCAAGCAGCAACGAATGATAATACAAATGTTTATTGGAAACTTTTTGAGAATGCAACTCTGACTGGAGGAACTTGGGTAGATCATCCAGATATAAACTCCTTTATGCAATATAATGTTACCGCAACCGCAGTAACTGGTGGAACTACTCTATTGAATGGTTTTGTTATTGGAGGTGGTGCTCAATTAGTTCCTATTGACGATAAAGCAGCACTACAGATAGGTAGAAGTGGTATTGGTACAATCAGTGATACTTACACTCTTGCTGCTGCATCTCCCAACACCAACAAAGCAGCACTTGCGGTTTTAAACTGGATTGAACAGAGGTAATTTTTATGAGTGAAGTTTATCTTGGTAATCCTAATTTAAAAAAAGCAAACACTTCAATTGAATTTACTCAGGAACAAATTCTTGAGTTTATCAAGTGTAAGGAAGATCCTGTTTACTTTGCAAATAATTACATTAAGATTGTTTCTCTCGATGAAGGTTTAACACAGTTTCATCCTTATCACTTTCAAGAGAAGTTAATCAATAACTTCCACGAGAACAGATTTAATATCTGTAAGATGCCACGACAGACTGGTAAATCCACTACAGTCGTATCGTATCTTTTACATTATGCTGTATTTAATGACAGCGTAAACATTGGCATCCTGGCAAACAAAGCAGCAACCGCAAGAGAATTATTACAAAGATTGCAAACTGCTTATGAAAACTTGCCTAAATGGATGCAGCAGGGTATCCTGTCATGGAACAAAGGTTCAATGGAGTTAGAGAATGGCAGTAAGATATTGGCAGCTTCTACGTCTGCAAGTGCTGTCCGAGGTATGTCATTTAACATCCTCTTTCTCGACGAGTTCGCGTTCGTCCCAAATCACGTTGCTGACTCGTTCTTTGCCTCTGTGTATCCTACTATTACTTCTGGTAAAAACACCAAAGTAATTATCGTATCTACACCACACGGTATGAATCATTTCTACCGTATGTGGCACGATGCGGAGCAAGGTAGAAATGAATATGTTCCAACAGATGTTCATTGGTCAGAAGTTCCTGGTAGAGACGAGGCGTGGAAATCTACAACTATTGCCAACACTTCGGAACAACAGTTCAAGGTTGAGTTTGAATGTGAATTCTTAGGTTCTGTTAATACACTTATCAACCCAACGATATTAAAAACCCTCATATATGAAGATCCTATTAGAAGAAATGCAGGATTGGATGTTTATGAGAATCCTATTGAAGAACATAATTATCTAATCACGGTTGACGTTGCCAGGGGACTTGGCAATGACTATTCTGCCTTTATTGTTTTTGACATAACTGATTTTCCATATAAAGCAGTTGCAAAATATCGAAACAACGAAATCAAACCAATGTTGTTTCCAAATATAATTCACGATGTTGCAAAAGCATACAATGGAGCATGGCTGCTAATAGAAATCAATGATATTGGAGATCAGGTTGCAAATATTCTCCATTTTGATTTGGAATATGATAACGTACTCATGTGTGCCATGAGGGGACGTGCTGGACAGATTGTTGGTTCTGGGTTTAGTGGCAAAAAGTCCCAACTTGGTGTAAGAATGACGGCAGCAGTCAAAAAGTTGGGATGTTCAAACTTAAAGACACTTATAGAAGAATATAAACTTCTTACGTTAGATTATGAAATTATTTCAGAGTTAACAACATTTGCTCAGAGACATAACTCTTTTGAAGCAGAAGAGGGATGTAATGATGACTTGGCAATGTGTCTTGTTATATTCTCCTGGTTAGTCGCTCAGGATTATTTCAAAGAAATGACGAACAATGATGTTCGTAAGAGAATTTATGAGGAACAAAAGAACCAAATTGAACAAGACATGGCACCTTTCGGATTTATTCTAGATGGAATAAATGATGAACAAACTTTTGTTGATAATGATGGCGATAGATGGTATACGGATGAATATGGTGACAAATCTTATATGTGGGAATATATGTAATGAGTTTTGATGATGAAATTGAATTAGAACACTTACTATTTTTTGATAGAAAATGTAGAACTTGTGGTAAGATTAAAAATCTTTTAGATGACTATTACTTGACAAGAAAAAATAGGGGAACTCTTCCATCATCATATTCATATGAGTGTAAGGAATGTACTATTGAAAGAATAAAGTCGAAAAAGAAAAAGGATCTTTCTTGGGAATATCCCGATTGGTAGATATTCACGCATCGTTTCCCCACTGAAAAGAGGCTTTTCCATAAATATTTTTAGATAAATTTGGACTGCGAGGAAACACAAGATGCCATTAAACTTAGCATCTCCTGGTATTGTTGTAAGGGAAGTAGACCTTACAGTAGGAAGAGTTGATCCAACTTCTGCTAGTATTGGAGCTATTGTGGCACCATTTGCCCAAGGTCCAGTAGAACTTCCTACTTTAGTTGAAAGCGAAAAGGACTTACTGGATACCTTTGGTAAGCCATATTCGACAGATAAGCACTATGAGCACTGGCTCGTTGCATCATCATATCTTGCATATGGTGGTTCACTCAGAGTTGTCAGAGCTGACGACACCGATTTAGCAAATGCTTTCTCTGGTTCTGCGTCATCTGTCAAAATCAAGAGTGACGAACATTATGAGCAACTTGGATATGACGAGAACACAATCACCAATGTAACCGTTGCTGCTAGAAACCCAGGTTCTTGGGGCAATGGATTAAGAGTTGGAATTATTGACTCAAAGGCAGATCAAATTCTGACTTTCGATCAGACACCAGACGGAGGTTCCACAGTATTAGTTGGATACGGTGTCACCCAAGCGATTTCTGCAACTCTTCCTGGAGCAGGAACAACCAGTGTTCTTGATGGACACTTGAAAGGAGTTGTAACTCAAGTAACTGCAACAGAAGCATACGTTAAAGTTCTTGCCCATGTTTCTGCTGGTGGAACTGTAACTGAGGTTGATTATCAACCTGGTGGCGTTTATGCCTTCTCAGGAACTGGTAGTGTTGCCATCCACACAAATGGACAAAACACCGCCTATGCAACCACCGCAATAACTGCACAAGCAGACTGGTTCGATCAGCAAGAAATTACCCTTGCTTCAGGAACAACTGTTAAGTGGAACACTCTTGCAGATCGCCCTGGAACTTCAGAGTATGCTGCAGCAAGAGATTCAAGATTTGACGAGGTTCACGTTGTTGTACTTGATGGTGATGGAAAAATCACTGGAAATGCAGGAACAATCCTTGAGAAGAATCTTTCCCTCTCCAAGGCAAAAGATGCAGAATTCTCACTCGGCTCACCATCTTACTGGAGAAAGTATCTTCTGAATGCTTCCGAGTATGTCTTTGGTGGTTCTTCTCCTGCAGGAATTGTTACCACTGGATATAGTGCGAACTTCGATCTTGAGAGCGATGTAGGTTGGGATCAGGATGCACAAGGAATCACATTTGCTGCCACAGGAAATCAAAACCTTACCCTCTCTGGTGGCGAAAACTATGATGGTTCAACCGATTTGTCAGCATCTGGCGCACTGAGTGCAGGGTTAAGCGGACTTGTATCTGGATATACACTGTTCGAAAACAAGGAAAACTATGAAGTAGATTTCCTTATAATGGGTTCTGCAAATTATGCTAAATCCGATGCTCAAGCACTTGCAAACAAGTTGATTGCAGTTGCCGAAGCAAGACAAGACGCACTCGCATTCATCTCACCTTACAGAGGTGCAGCGATTACTGATACTACAGATCAGGCGGCAGTCAATATTAACTCTGATGCCGACATTACTGACAATGTATTGAGTTTCTACGCTCCTGTTACTTCATCCACATACGGAATCTTCGATAGTGGATATAAGTACATGTTTGATAGATTTGCAAACACCTTCAGATATGTTCCTCTGAATGGTGACATGGCTGGACTTTGTGCCAGAAATGACATCAATCAGTTCCCATGGTTCTCACCAGCAGGAACAGCAAGAGGTGGAATTCTTAATGCCGTAAAACTTGCATATAACCCAGGCAAGGTACAAAGAGACAGACTCTATTCTAATAGAATCAACCCAGTTATCCTTTCACCTGGTGCTGGAATCATTCTCTTTGGTGATAAGACTGGATATGGTAAGTCTTCCGCATTTGATAGAATCAACGTTCGTCGCCTCTTCATCTATCTTGAAGATGCGATTTCTGCAGCAGCTAAAGATCAACTCTTTGAGTTCAACGATGAAATTACAAGAACCAACTTTGTAAACATCGTCGAACCATTCCTCCGCGATGTTCAGGCAAAGCGTGGAATCTTTGATTACGTCGTTGTTTGTGACGAAACAAACAATACTGCTGCTGTTATCGACAACAATGAGTTTATCGCTGACATCTATATCAAACCCGCAAGATCAATTAACTTCATTGGTCTTACGTTTGTTGCCACCAGAACTGGCGTTTCATTTGAAGAAGTAATCGGTAACGTTTAATTAGAGGTTTAAAGAACTATGGCAACTCGTCAACAACAAAACAACATTCCACTCAGAAAAATCACCGATTTCAAAAGTAAGTTATCTGGTGGTGGCGCAAGACCCAATCTATTCGAAGTTGAGTTAGCATTCCCCGGTGCCGTTGGTGTCGATAATGACACTCTCCAAAGAGCAAGATTTCTTGTAAAGGCAGCGGCACTGCCTGCATCAACCGTTGCTCCAATCGATGTTCCATTCAGAGGTCGTATTCTTAAGATTGCTGGAGACAGAACATTCGAAACCTGGACAATCACCGTCATTAACGATGTTGATTTCTCCATTCGCTCAGCATTTGAGAAGTGGATGAACACCATCAATAAGATGAATGATGGTACTGGATTAACAGATCCAGAAGCATATCAGGCAGATGCATATGTTTATCAACTTGCCCGTGATGGAGGAATTCTCAGATCTTATCACTTCTATGATGTATTCCCAACCAACATCTCAACAATTGACTTGAGTTATGAAACAACTGACACCATTGAAGAGTTCACTGTAGAACTTCAGGTTCAGTGGTGGGAAGCATCTAGAGGAACTTCTCCTAGCGCTGGTGGTGAGGACATCGCCTAAATAGTAAAATAACAGTCAAGTTCAGATTATAATGGCAAAACTTTTTGGTTTTTCAATTGAGGATTCAGAAAAAAAATCCAAGAGTATAGTTTCCCCCGTTCCTCAAAATAATGAGGACGGGGTTGATAACTATATTGCCAGTGGATTTTATGGTTCATATGTAGACATCGAAGGTGTCTACAGAACCGAATTTGATTTGCTTAAAAGATATCGTGAAATGGCACTTCATCCAGAATGTGATGGTGCCATTGAAGATGTTGTTAACGAAGCAATCGTAAGTGATCTCTACGATTCCCCAATCGAAATTGAGTTGTCAAATCTTAATGCAACTGATAAATTAAAAAAAGTAATCAGGCAAGAATTTAAATATATTAAAGAACTTCTCGACTTTGATAGAAAGTCGCACGAAATTTTTAGAAACTGGTATGTTGATGGTAGATTATATTATCACAAAGTAATCGATCTCAAAAAACCTCAGGAAGGAATCAAAGAACTGAGGTATATTGATCCAATGAAGATGCGGTTTGTCCGCCAGGAAAAGAAAAAGGACAAAAACAGTGCTTTGATTAATCCAACAATCACTGGACGTGATAATGAAAATAATGGAATCGCTCCAGAAATCGAGGAGTATTTTGTATATACACCAAAACCCAATTATCCAACAGGTGTTTACTCTGGTGGCGGTGGAACAAAAGGAACCAAGATTTCGAAGGATGCAATCACATATTGCACTTCAGGATTAGTTGATAGAAACAAAGGAACGGTTCTTTCATATCTTCATAAAGCAATCAAGGCACTCAATCAACTGAGAATGATTGAGGATTCTCTTGTTATCTATCGTCTGTCAAGAGCACCTGAGCGTAGAATTTTCTACATCGATGTCGGCAATCTTCCCAAGGTAAAGGCGGAACAATATCTTCGTGATGTTATGATGCGTTATCGTAACAAGTTGGTTTATGATGCCAATACTGGTGAAGTTCGTGATGACAAAAAGTTCATGAGCATGTTGGAAGACTTCTGGCTTCCAAGAAGAGAGGGTGGTAGAGGAACTGAAATCTCCACTCTTCCTGGTGGACAGAATCTTGGCGAACTTGCCGACATTGAGTATTTCCAAAAGAAACTTTACAGAGCACTTGGTGTTCCAGAATCAAGAATTGCTGCCGACGGCGGTTTCAATCTTGGACGTTCATCAGAAATCTTAAGAGATGAACTTAAGTTTGCCAAGTTTGTTGGACGTTTGAGAAAGAGATTTGCTCAAATGTTTAATGACATGTTGAAAACGCAATTGATTCTCAAGAACATTGTCACCCCAGAAGATTGGCAAACAATGGTAGATCACATTCAATATGATTTCTTATATGATAATCAGTTTGCAGAACTCAAAGAAACTGAAATGCTCAATGAGCGTCTTGGTGTTCTTGCATCCATTGAACCTTATATCGGCAAATACTATTCAACTGAATGGGTTCGTAGAAAAGTTCTCCGTCAGACTGATGCTGAAATGATTGAGATGGATGAGCAGATTGAACAGGAAATCAAAGATGGAATTATTCCAGATCCTAGTTCTGTAGATCCAATTACTGGCGAACCTCTGCCTCAAGATGGTGGAGAGATGGGAATGATGGGCGATGTTCCAATGGAACCAAATCTTGATGCACAAGCAGATATCACCCAAGTAAAAGAACCCAAAGGTGGGGAAATATAAATAGAGAATATAGATATTATTAAAACTTCATGGAAGAAATTGTAAACTTGATCGGTTCTGATGCTTCTGCATCAGAAATTAGCGACAAAATTAAGGATGCTCTCTATGCAAGATCGGCACAAAGAATTGATGCTGTTCGTCCAACAGTAGGGGCATCGATGTTTGGTGATAATCAATCATCCGAGGAACAAGAATAATGGCAAGAACATTATTGAAAGGTGCCGAAATAGCACTACCAATATCTACCGGAACTGCCACTAGTTTTAGTCAAGCAACGGTTGTTCGTTTGGTAAATACAGGATCAGTTGCTGTTGTAGAAGTTGTAGAAACACAAAGTGGAACTGGTATCGGTTCATTCACCATGCCAGCAAATACTGTTGAGTATTTGGAAAAAAATCCAACCCATTGTGTATTTGCAAGTGCCGCAACGGTAAAAGGAGCACAAGTAGGATTCACCGGTTAATCAAATGAAACTTATCACAGAAGAAATTTCAAACGTTCAGATTATCACCGAAGGTAAAGGTGCTAATAAAAAATTATACATTGAAGGTGTTTTCCTCCAGGGCGATATCAAAAATCGCAATGGAAGAATGTATCCCATGGAAACTCTTTCTCGTGAAGTGCAAAGATACAATGAAACATTCGTCCAAAAAGGACGTGCTCTTGGAGAACTTGGACATCCCGATGGTCCAACCGTAAACCTTGATAGAGTTTCTCACAAGATTACTTCTCTTGTTAGAGAGGGAAGCAATTTCAAAGGTAAGGCACAAATCCTGAATACCCCAATGGGTAAGATTGCATCTTCACTTCTCGATGAGGGTGTAATGCTTGGAGTTTCTTCTCGTGGTGTTGGTTCACTGAGAACCACAAATGAGGGTCATAAAGTTGTCGGTGAAGACTTCATGTTAGCAACTGCTGCTGATATCGTTGCCGATCCTTCTGCTCCCGACGCTTTCGTTCAGGGAATTATGGAAGGAAAAGAGTGGGTTTGGGAAGGAGGAATCCTTCGTGAACAACTCGCAGAAAAGACACAGAAGAGAATTAACACTCTTGTCGATCAAAGAAGACTTGAAGAGCACAAACTCCAGTTATGGAGTGATTTCCTCTCAAATCTGTGATTTATAAATAAATATAGATTATATTAAAATAAATCTAACAAAACAAATGTCCGTTGGTAGCAATTTACAAGAAATGGAAAACGTAGTAACCAAAGGCGCTGCTGCAGCTGAATCGATGCCAAAGGCAGGAAGCAATGCTTCCGGTGTTTCAACACCAGGCCAAGGCACTTACGAAGATCTCGGCGGTCCTACCCCAGATAACTATAGAGCAGATGACGATTCTGCCAAACTCAAGGAACCCACACTCGCAACTGTCAAAGACATTGTGAACAAGGGTGCTAAGCCTGCTGAATCCATGCCAAAAGGTATGAAGGAAGAAGAGGAAGTTGAGGGTGAAGTAGTTTCTGAAGAAGAAACCACCGAAGAGGAAGTAGTCTCTGAAGAAGAGGAAGTAGTCGCTGAAGAAGAGGAAGTAGTTGCTGAGTATGATATCGAAGAAGATATCAACGCACTGCTCCAAGGTGAAGAGCTTTCCGAAGAGTTCGAAGAAAAGGCACGTACCATCTTCGAAGCTGCTATCAAGGCAAAATCAACAGAAATTCAAGAAGAGTTAACCGCTCAGTATGAGCAAGCTCTTCAAGAAGAAGTTGCAACTATCAAGGAAGAACTGACTGATAGAGTCGATGCTTATCTTGAGTATGTTGCAGAAGAGTGGATGACCGAGAATCAACTTGCAGTTGAGCAAGGTCTGAAGACTGAAATGACTGAATCATTCCTTACAGGAATCAGAAGTCTTTTTGAAGATCATTATGTATCAATCCCTGAAGAGAAATATGATGTACTCAATAGTATGGTAGAAAAACTTGATGAGATGGAAGATAAACTCAACGAGCAAATCGAAAGAAATATTGCTCTAAAACAAAGATTAGCCGAGTCGGTTGCTGATGTAATCTTCTCCGAGGTCTGCGAAGGACTTGCTCTTTCACAGAAGGAAAAACTCGCTTCTCTTGCCGAAAATGTTGAGTTTGATAGTGAAGACACCTATCGTGAGAAACTGGTAACTCTGAGAAATTCTTATTTCCCAGCAAATTCTGGTACTCAAAGAGACAATTCAGAGAACATTTCTGAGAGCGCAGACGCCACCGCACCAGTCCAAGTGTCTGGTTTGATGGAGTCATATCTCACTACTCTGACTAGAGTCGCTAAAAAGTGATTTTTAGATTATAAATCAAACTAAAACTTTTAAGAGGTAAAATTCAAATGCAAGGTTTCAATTCTGAATACCTGCAGGAGAAGTGGGCACCTATCCTCAATCATGAGGGACTCGGCGGCATCAACGATGCACACCGTAGAATGGTTACCGCAGTTCTCCTGGAGAACCAAGAAAGAGCACTTCGTGAAGAGCGTGAGTTCCTCTCCGAAGCTCCAACCAACTCCACCGGTTCATCTGGTGCTACCGCAGGTTTCTCTGCTGGTGCATCTTCACCAACCGCTGGTTTCGATCCCGTTCTGATTTCCTTAATCAGACGTGCAATGCCTAACCTCGTCGCTTATGACTTGGCTGGCGTTCAACCAATGAACGGTCCTACTGGACTCATCTTCGCAATGCGTTCCCGCTACACTTCACAGAGCGGAACCGAAGCACTGTTCAACGAAGCAGATACTGCATTCTCCAACAGCGGCATCAGCACCTCCAACTCCTACGTCGCTGGTTCCAGCGGTTCTGCAGTTGGTTTCGGTACTGATACCCAGAGAGGAAGCAATCCTGGCGTTCTCGATCCTAATGCTAATGCTACTACCTACACCGTAGGTCAGGGCATGAACACTGACTACGCTGAAGAACTCGGCGCAGCACAGTCGTTCAACGAAATGGCATTCTCAATCGAGAAAGTCACCGTTACCGCGAAGTCAAGAGCTCTGAAGGCAGAGTACTCCTTAGAACTCGCACAAGACCTCAAGGCAATCCACGGATTGAACGCTGAGGCTGAACTCGCCAACATTCTCTCCACTGAGATTCTGGCTGAGATCAACCGCGAAGTTATCAGAACCATCTATAAGGTTGCTGAAGCTGGCGCACAAACCAACGTTGCTAACGCTGGTGTATTCGACCTCGACGTTGACTCCAATGGACGTTGGAGCGTTGAGAAGTTCAAGGGTCTCATCTTCCAGATCGAGAGAGATGCAAACCGCATCGCCCAGAGAACTCGTAGAGGAAAGGGCAACATGATTCTCTGCTCTGCAGACGTTGCTTCCGCCCTCACCATGGCAGGCGTACTTGATTACACCCCTGCTCTGAACGCTAACCTCAACGTTGACGACACTGGTAACACCTTCGCTGGTGTTCTTGCTGGTAAGTATCGTGTATACATCGATCCTTATTCGGCAAACAGCACTGCTGATGGTTCACAGTACTACGTTGTCGGTTATAAGGGTTCTTCACCTTATGACGCAGGACTCTTCTACTGCCCATACGTTCCTCTTCAGATGGTTCGTGCCGTTGGAGAGAACACCTTCCAGCCTAAGATTGGCTTTAAGACTCGCTACGGCATTGTCTCGAACCCATTCGCAAGTGCCGCTGGCGGTGCAGACACAGGTAAGCTCCTTGCTGGTGACAACCGTTACTACAACAGAGTACGTGTTCTCAACCTCATGTGATTTAAACTCACAAGGTTTATCAGAGGGTTCTTCGGAACCCTCTTTTTTTATCTAAATACAAATAAAACCTCCTCATGGCATTTGCAAATCAGATTGAAAATAGAAATTTTCTATCGCCAATTGGTTTTAAATTTACATTATCAAAAAACAAAAAGGTTTCTTTCTTTTCTAACTCGGCAAGAATACCCGAAATTAATTTGGGCGTAGCGAATCAACCTTCATATCTTAAGGACCTTGATGTTCCTGGAGATAAGTTGGCATATGGCGATTTTACATTAAGGTTCTTGGTTGATGAGAACATGGAAAATTATATGGCAATACACAACTGGTTGACTGGATTGGGTTATCCAGAAACAACACAACAGTTTAAAGATTTAACAACTGCCGAGTATGGCAGAGATTATAAAGAACAATATAGCGATGGAAGTCTTCACATTTTAAACAGCAACTATAGAGACGTTGCTATCGTAAAATTTAAAGACTTATTTCCAACATATCTTACCTCTTTGGAATTTGAAGCAACCGATGCAGATGTCAGCTACTTTACAGCAGAGGTGACATTCAAGTATACTGTGTATAATATCCTAGCGGCTGACGGCAGAACACCCCTATGAATCTTGAACAAATTCAGGAGATGTGGGCAAAAGATTCCCAAATCGATCCTGATAATCTACATGATGAATCTCTAAAAATACCTCAACTTCACGCCAAGTATTATACCGTCTATAACACCATCACTTTGCTTCGTGAGAAAGCACGAGAAACTCACAGTAAAGTAAAGTTAGAGCGTTACAACTACTACACCGGAAAGGCAGATCCTGAGGTTTATGAGGAAGAACCTTTCCCATATAAAGTTCGGGACAAAGACGCCATACAGAGGCATATGGACGCCGATGAGCGACTGAATAAAATAGATTTGAAGATTAGATACTATGACATTATGCTCAAGTTCTTGGAAGAGATTATCAAGACAGTTTCTAACAGAACTTTTCAAATCAAGAATGCTATTGAATTTATGAGATTCCAAGCGGGTTTTAATTGAGGCAATAAATACCCATAGGTGAAACTTATGGGTTATGTCTCATTTGATTATATCAAAAAAGAACGAAGTATATCTTCAGGTAAAAGCAGAACCTCACGTCTACTACGAACTAGCAGATCAGT